GTAAGGTTATGCGCTCCTATGGCAAGTGGTCCGCAAGGGCTGCTCAGGCCGTAGCCAAGTGCCGTAAGTCTAAGGGCGATGTCCGTAAAGGCGAAGCCGGAGCCAATCTGAAGCGTTGGCAGGACGAGAAGTGGGTCGATACCCGTACTGGCAAGGCTTGTGGAGCCGGGGGTAAGAACGAGTACTGCCGCCCTAGCCGCAAGATCAGTAAGAAGACCCCCAAGACTGTGGGCGAAATGTCCAAGTCTGAACTGGCCGCTAAGAAGCGTGAAAAGATGAAGATCGGGATGCGCGGTGCATCTGGTCCTAAAGTTTCCCCTGCTAAGAGGTAATTATGTCTAAGATGAATAAGTTTACGGCTCCTGAACTCAAGATCAAGTCCAAGAGTTCTAAGCGTGGATCCAAGGGCGGTCCCAGTTCTTCGTCTAAACTCAATAAGTTTAGCACCGCTAATGCTGCTAAGAGCGGTATGGGATTGTCTGGCAGTACTAACTCACTTAAGGTTTCTGTTCAGGCCGCAATGAGCGGTGGTGGAGGTAAGAAGTAATGCCAAAGAAGGTTGTCGAAGCCCTGATGAAGAAGGGTATGTCCAAGGCCAAGGCATATGCGATTGCCTACGGTCAAGTCAAAAACCGTCTTAAGGTCAACAAGAAGGCCAAGTAATGTCAGACCGTGACTACAAAGAAGAATATCGAGAGTACCACGGTACCTCCAAGTACAAGAAAGACCGAGCCCATCGAAACAAGGTCCGCAGGCAGTTGACCCGTGAAGGTAAAGTCCGAAAGGGTGACGGCAAGGACATTGACCACAAGAACGGTAACCCCCGGGATAACCGTAGGACGAATCTAAGGATCGTCCCTAAGTCGGTCAATAGAGCCAAGCATTAACCCTAGGAGTCGCCCATGGATATCAAGTGGTCCCCCTATGTAGTACCTGTGGATCACATTGAGATGCCCAAGGATGAATTTGGGGAGTTCTTCTTTTATCCTACTCCTAGAGTAACCCTGTCTAAGGATCTTAGGGGTATACCCTATTACTCCTCTCTAGTACATGAACTACTGGAGATGATCAATGCTGTCTATGAACTAGGGTTATCGGAGACTAAGATCAGGATTCTGGAGACTAGCCTGATGCAGTTGATGTGTCAGAACCCAGAGATCTTGACCAGTCTAGGAATGGCTTTACAGGGCCCGGGAGCCCAAGACCGACCGAAGGTACCCCCGAGTGTTCCGGAGCCGTCTAATGGCCTCCTAGAGGCTTTAAACGAGTGCTGGAAGACGGCCAAGGTTGGGGATCAGGTGTTGTGGGATCGAAAGTGCTACAGAAGTGAATAAGTGGGGTAGGTTTGGGTAGCCTCTAAATTTGGGGAAAAAATCTGAGAGGCTTTAATCATGTATCACGCCTTGCGTGTCCCCCCATGCACCCATGCGCTGGCCCATGGGTGTGCCCGATAACGCTATCGCCGAACTTTCAATGTTCATTGAAACCTGAAAGTGTTCCCGGACCCAGCCTAGGTTTCACCGTTCATTGAACCTTGAAAGAACTATCGGACTCGCGCATGGGGAGAGGCTATCGGTCCCTCTCTGGCCGTTTCGTTATCGACCTTATAGACTCTATAGACTGGCCGACTACCTTTGAAGAAAAATTGAAGAATAGGCTTGGCATGGCCGAAAGTATGTGCTATGATCTAGTGGCGGAGCCTCCGGAGTGTTTCCGGGACTCGCGCCAAGTGTCCGAAACGAAAGGTACTGAAATGACCAAGTCCGCAACGAAGTCCGCCCCGAAGTCCGCCCCTGCCCCGGAAGTCACGCTCTACAGCGTCGCGCAGTCCGATGCCATGGAGCGATTCCGCAAGTCCGCCGTCGCTGTCAAGTCCGCTGCCCTTGAGTGTGTCCGCTTCGCTTGCGCCATGATCGACGCGGGCGTTCACACCGTGCGCGGTGAGGAGCCTATCGCTACGATCCTCTCGCTCGCCAAGGTCCACACGGACACTTCTACCGCGTACTACATCCGGGACCTCGCATCGGCTCGCCTCGCGGCTCCTGCCGCCTTTGAAACGATTGCCGCCAAGTCCCTTGACGCGGTCCGCGCAATCGCCACACGCACCGATGGTGATGCCGAAGCAGTCCGCGCCAACCTTGAATCGGTCGCGCAAGCGATCAAGGCGGATCCGAAGGTCAGCGCGAAGGACGCTCTCGCCAAGTCCGCCACCCTGCGCCCGACGAAGTCCGAACGCAAGGCTGCAGAGTCCCGCCCCACCGGAACGGACCTGAAGGCGCGGCTCGCAAAGTGCGCCCACGATGGATGCAGCGGCAACTACAGCGCGGCCATCGAAGCCTTGAAGGGCGCAATCGAGCAACTGGAGCGGGAATCCGCTCACGCTGCCCGTATCGCCAAGTCCGCCTAACTGGACCGCGAGCCTAGCCTAGTCCCGTCCCGGTCCCTCACCTAGTGGGGGGCCGGGACTTTCCATTTATAGACTCTATAGACTACCCGACTTTCAACTTTCAATGAAACCTGAAACGCAGCCCACTATCACCTTTACTGTCATCACCCAACATCACAGGTTTACTGTCATCACATTTCATCACGACCTGTCAGTTATGACCCACAGATCCAAGATCTACTGTCATCACCCGACATCACAACTTTACTGTCATCGCGCGACATCACATGACATCACACAAGGTAACCCTAGATATAACCTAGGTTCTACCCTAGGTATCCTTATAAACCTATTTATAGACTCTATAAAGGTTAGTTAGAGATCTGTATAAGTATCAACCTAGGTCTATTACCTAGTAATCATAAGGTGTCAACCTGTAGATCATCAAAGAACTTGACACAATGAATCAAATATGTTATAATACTTGAGCCGAGGGAATTGTTCCCAAAGCACCAGTCCGAACCCGGTTTATAGAGTCTATAGACCATCCCGAAAGGAAAGCACCGTGAAGCACTACCTGTTCGCAAGCCTGACCATCGTTGCCCTGTTCGTCCTGTCCGTGGCTGATGCTCCTGCATGGATGAACCTTGGGATCGCCGGACTTCTCCTGACTCCCTTGGTGTTCCATGTGGATGACCTGAAGCGTCAGATCGAAGTCTACGAGTGGGAGATGGAGGGATCAGACATGATGTTTGAGGACATGAACTCGACTATTGATCGGCTCAATGATGAGATCCGTCTTCTTCAGCAGGACATGATCGAACGCCGCTAATCTAGACTCTAGACACGAAAGGAAAACTATGACTACTGCTTCGTACCGTCACCGTTACGACCCCAATGCCAAGTCTCCATGGGGTACGCCAACCGACTTCCAAAGAGTCACAGACGGCATCTTGTGGATCAATTCTGCCAGTCACGGGGGATATGTGGTATCCCGTGAGATGTACGACAAGATGCCTGAACACCTCAAGGCTTGCTCGTTCACCAACGATCAGTACTTTGAGGAGGATCTGTCGTGGTGTGCTGTTGTCCTAGCCTTCCCGCAGTACTTCGGTACAGGGATGTGCAAGGCTGCACGGGAAACCTACGAACGGTTCTACCGTCGCCACGACCCCGGTCTGTTCACCACTTGACACAGGGAATCATTTCCTGTAGTATTCAGGTGTTGGGAGATGTTCTCCCGGCAACCAGTCTATAGAGTCTATAAATCGAAAGGAAAGACTCATGCAACTGACCGTCACTCAACCCTTGTCTCCCAAGTGGGGACCGATTCGTGAGGCCGCTGATGCGGCATGGCACTTCATCGTGGTCAAGGGCAACAAGCCTGTGTTCCGTGAGTACCCCAACGGCATCCTGACCGCACCGGGGGCCAACACCAAGTTGTCAAAGTCAGCACCGCTGCCCATCTGGGGTCTTACATTGGCTCCTGCGGGTCAATCCGGCTACCAGTTATGCCCATGGCGTAGCCCGGAATGCGAAGCGGCTTGCCTTGGTCTGACCGCAGGCCGATCCCGGTTCTCCAATGTTCAGCAGGCCCGGATCAACAAGACCCGGTATCTCATGGAGAGACCCCTGTCCTTCTGGTGCGAGGTGCTGCATGACCTGTGTACCCGTACACGCTGTGGTGGCAACTTCGCATTCCGTGGCAATGTTCTGTCGGATATCCCGTATGAACACATCTTCCCAGAGTTGCTCACGCTACCTGCGGTTTGTTACGACTACACCAAGTCATTCGCCCGGGCTGTGGCATCGCTTGACTGGGACCACAACTACCGCCTGACCCTGTCTCACTCCGGGCACAACGGTGCGGACTGCATCCACTACCTCAACAAGGGCGGCACCGTGGCCGTCGTGTTCCCCAAGGGCGACCTTCCGTCCAAGTTCGATGGCTTCGATGTCATCGATGGTGACGCATCGGATGCCCGGTGGGCTGACCCAAAGGGTGTTGTCGTTGGTCTTCGGGCCAAGGGCAACATCAAGGACTCCGTGTTCGTTGCACGGGGTGATCGGTTCTCTGCCTGATCTATAGACTCTATAAATCGAAAGGAGCCCAACATGGGCATGGATCAATACCTGTACGCAACAGCAAATGTTCAGTCTGTCCGGCAGTTGTCTTGGGAGGGGCCGTGGTGCTACTACCTCCGCAAGAACTACTGGTTGAACGAGCAGATCGAAAGGCAGCACCCGGATTCGTTCCGAGATCGCTGCGTGTGTGCAACCGTGGATATCACGGACGATCTTCACTTCCTCACGGAGAACTGTTCCAAGCGCATCTTCAACCAGTTTGAAGACGGTGGCTGCGAGTACGAGATGGTCTACACCATGGCCGCTCTTGCATGGGCCAAGGCACAGGTCGCCAACGGTTGGCGCATCTTCTACACCATGGATTGCTGAAAGGAACAACATGACCAACGAGACTTACAGTTCAGGCACGATTAGGTGGTATCAGGGCCACCCCGGTGTTCGCCTGTGTTTCCCAAACGGCTACGCTATTTCCATCATCTCTGGCCGCAACAATGCGTTGCTTGAGGTTGCCGTGATGTATGGAGATGACTTTGCCGAAGACTTCGACCCCGAGTACTACACCCCCATTGAAATCGGGGACATCATCAACAAGGTACGGGATCTTCCCGCAAAGGAGACAACATGACCAACGACATCAACAACGCAGAAGTCATCGACCTCACCCCTACTTGGGAGACTGCTGTTCGCATCTACCTTCAGATCCTGCACCCATCTTGCAAGCCCGAGGTGCTTCAGATGGTCACCGAGGATCTACTGGCCCTTGCTAGGCACCAAGACAACGCCATCGCCCGAGCAAAGGAGACCATCGCCAAGCATCAAACCTCTTGACACCATCGTTCGTTTCCTGTAGTATGTGTCTTGGTGGGGAATGTTTCCTCACCGCTAGTTCTCAACCCGGTTTATAGAGTCTATAAACCAAATCGAAAGGATTGTGACATGGACCTGTTCATCACTCTGTCTCCCGAAGCCATCGCCAAGATCAAGTCATCGCTGACTCCGGCAACTCCCGAGCCTACCCTGTTCGACAAGACTTCAGCGGAGGATCTGGCCTCCAAGATGGCCGAGCGTGTCTCGTATCGTGCCATCGCAGAACACATTGATGTCTCCACTCTTGCCGAGGAGTTCTCTGCCCGTGACATCGCAGAGGGCATGGACCCAGACTACGAACTACTTGCGTCATATGTGGACACAGGCGAGATCGCAGCCAACATCGACACGAACGAGTTGGTCGAGCGAATGTTCCGCGACAGCGAGGAGGATATCATCCGTGGTTTGTCGGAGATCCTGCTCAAGCGAGTCATCGACGATCCGAAGTTCCGCAAGGCTCTGTGCGATACCTTCCTTGAGCGTCTGACGCTGGCTCTGACTGTCTGACTTCGCCTCCACAGGTGGGCCGCGCATACCTACCACGCGGTTTCTCTCTCTTGACACAGCACTCAAAACCTGATATGATTTAGGAATGAAACATACCTTCCTTGTTTCAGACAATCTCGTCGCATCAGTCACCAACTTCATGGAAGGTGAATTAGATGTGGCAAAGTCTCATGCACTCGTTGTGCTTGAGTTGTCGGATGACTTTTGGATTTCAGATAACGAACACAACTTCATTCAACTTGTTCTTTCGTATCCTGAAGCCGAAGCGGTTTGAGTTATAGAGTCTATAAATCGAAAGGTAAGACAATGTCCAAGGTTTTCGCAAACATCACCGACCTGTCCCGCATCCCCATGCCCATGGCAACCCGCACATGGCAACCCGTGAGTCAGGTGCAGTTGTTCAACACGATGTGCAACGCAGTCAAGGATCGTGGCTTCACAATCACGAACGAGTCGCATCAGATCCACCGCAAGAAGCCTGTGTTCATCTCCAAGGTGGAGATCACGGCTCCTCGCCTTCCCGGTCAGCAGGAGATGTCGTGGAACATCGCGTGTATGCAATCATGGAACAAGACCATCCCAGTCAAGTTCTTGTTCGGTGGTACGGTCTTCGTCTGCACCAACGGCATGATCGTTGCGGAACACATCCTGTCTACCAAGCACACGACCAATGTGTGGTCTCGTTTGGAACCGATGATCTACCGCACCATGGACCTGTTTGAAGTGGAAGTCAACAAGACCTACGGCTTCTACGAGGACATGAAGGCGGTGCGCGGGACCCACACTACGCTGTGTGACTTCGCCGTTAGGGTCGCCGCCAAGGACTATCTGCCCAAGACGCAGATCCTTGATCTTGTGACCGAGGCGGAGAACCCGTCGTTCGACTATGGCACCGCCGCGGGATCGGTCTACAACATCCACGCTGCCTTCACGCATCTCCTCAAGAAGGCCAATCCCCTTGAGGCTCCGGCTCGTCTTCTTGGCTTTGAGCGCGAACTCAAGGACCACTACGAGTTGGCCACGGTATAATGCCGGGAGGCCCGTTCGCGGGTTCTCCTTTCCTTTCGGCCCCCGGTTCCACCTATGGTGGGATCGGGGGTTTTCTTTTGGTTATACAGGCAATCAGGTTTATAGAGTCTATAGAATGCCTCTTATGCGCCAAGGCAAACTCGATAAGGAAATGGTGGAACTTGGGAAGCAGCGGTATCAGAACCGCAAGACCAAGGCCACAGAAATTGCAGCAGAAAGCAACACCATCCCCGGGCGGATGATGCTGAACCGGGCCACCACAGAACTGGCAAAGGCCATTGACCTGTGGCTAGCCAAGGCAGCATCGAGCGCAGGCCGCAGGCACCGATGTCTGCCCTTCTTGAGCCAACTACCCGCAGAAAAGTCAGCCGTGATTGCCGCTAAGGTGGTCATCGATGCCCTGTCGCAGGAGCGTATGCTGACTAGCACCTGTATCGCCGTTGGTCGGGCTATCGAAGACGAGATCCTGCTGAATCAACTGGCCGATCAAGACCCGGCATTCCTCAAGTCGATTCAGAAGAAGACCTTCAAGTCGGTTGGTCAGAAGTTCAAGCGTCGATTTGCCCGTGATGCCGCCAAGGCGGTCAACTTGGTCACCACACGATGGGCCAAGGCCGATGCACTTGCTGTGGGGCTGCTGTTGGTCGAAACCATGCGTGAGCGCACGGGGATCATCGACATCCTGACCAAGTTGAATGCCCGTGGACGCAAGTACTGCATCATTCAGCCGTCCCCGGACATCCGGCGGTGGATCAAGGACTGCCACGAATACCACGAATCGTTGGAGCCCATGTTCCTGCCCATGATTGAGCGTCCTCAGAACTGGAACAACCCGTGGATTGGTGGCTATGCCTCCCTTGAGTGGAAACCGAGGCCGCTCGTCAAGTCCCGCAGCCGCAGTTACCAAGAATCACTGTCATCATCACTGTCATCAGATGTCTACAGCGCGGTCAACACGGTGCAGAACACCGCTTGGGTCGTAGATCGCCAGTCCATGGCTCTGGTCAAGGAGTGTTGGGACGAAGGCATCACAGTCGATGGTCTTCCTCCTAGCCGTGATGAGGTGCTACCTACGCGGCCAGAGGACATTGACACCAACCAAGAAGCCCGTAGGCAATGGCGCAAGGCTGCGGCCAAGATCCACTTCTTGAATGAGTCCTACGAGTCCCAGCGTCTACTGACTCTCAAGTCGTTGTTCGTTGCTGACAAGATGTCGCAGCACAAGCGGCTGTACTTCCCACACCAACTGGACTTCCGTGGTCGTGGATATCCGCTTCCTCTGTTCCTGCATCCGCAGTCGGTGTCTTACGCCAAGGCAATGCTTCGCTTTGCTGATGGCAAGCCCATGAAGACCGAGTCCAGCCAACGGGCTCTGTATGTCCATACCGCAAACAAGTTTGGACTGGACAAGGAACCAGTCTCAAAGCGGATTGCATGGATTGAGCAGAACCGGGCCATGATCCAGACCATCGCAGCAGACCCATGGAGCAACCGCACTTGGCTTGAGGCTGATGAACCGTTTGCCTTTGTGATGGCCTGTCGAGAACTGTGTAGCCTTTGGGATACAGGTTCCTCATTCATCAGCACCCTGCCGATTGGAATGGATGCCACCACGCAGGGACTGCAAATCTACGCTATGCTGCTGCGAGATCCCGTGGCCGCTACGGCTACCAATGTGTTGCCTGCTGATGCTCCTAGTGACCCGTACCAGTTCGTGGCCGACAGCGTCATCCGCAGGCTTCAGGCATCTGGTGGAGAGATGGAGCGCAAGTTGTTGGAGTTCGGAATCAACCGCACCACCACCAAGCGTCAGACCATGACTCTGCCCTACGGACTGACCCTGCACTCCTGCATCGGGTACACCCGCGAGTGGCTTGAGGAGACTGGGCGCAAGAAAGGAAACCCATTTGAAGGTGATATGTACAAGCCTGTGGCTGTGCTTGGCAAGACGATTTGGGAGTCCATTGACGATGTCGTTGGTTCAGCCAAGCGAGGCATGGACTTTATCCGTGGCTGCATGGCTGCTCTGATTGAACACGATGTCACACCATGGTGGATGACCCCCATCGGATTCCCTGTGCGTATGCGCTACGAGAACTACGACATCATCACGGTGTCTACGCGCATTGGGGCCAAGGCCAAGGTGCTGTCCCTGCGTCAGGAGAATGGCCGTCAATCCAAGCGCAAGGCTTTGAATGGTGGCCCCGCTAACCTGATCCACTCATTCGACGGATTCGGTGGATTGCTTGGTCACACCATCAACCTATGTTCGTCTAGGGGAGTGACCAGTATTGGTTCTGTCCACGATCAGATCATGTGTCTGGCCGCAGATTATGAAACCACATCCGGATGTGTCCGCAAGGCTACTGTGGAGTTGTTCAGCAGGGATCTGCTTGACGAGTTCAGGCAAGGGGTCTTGACACTACTACCCGGATCTGCTACAATACCTGAGTTGCCAAAGTATGGTACTTTGGACATCACGAAGGTATTGGACTCACAGTATTACTTCAACTGATTATAGAGTCTATAAAGGAGAGTTTTAAAATGCAGAAGCGTAAGTTCATCAAGTTCACCTCGCCCACGGGCACCGCTGTGTATCCCCGCCTGAACGCCCCCGACACCAAGTTCGACAAGGACGGCGTGTACAGCGTGGATCTTGAAATGGATCCCAACAGCAAGGACGGCAGCGCATTCCTCAGCAGCCTCCGAAAGGCCGCAGACGATGCCTACAAGGCCGAGTGTGAGAAGCGTGGTGGCAAGAAGTTGAAGCGGTCGGAACTGCCAATCAAGGAAACCGACGATGGCAATGTCCGCATCAAGTTCAAGTTGAAGGCCAAGGCTGGCAACGAGGACAAGTCGTGGGCACAGAAGCCGATGCTGTTCGATGCTCAGGGCAATCCTCTCCAGAACCCGCCCAACATCGGCAGTGGCTCCACGATCCGTGTCTCGTTTGAGGTGATCCCGTACTTCACCGCCATGGTGGGTGCCGGAGTCAGCCTGCGGATGAAGGCAGTCCAGATCCTTGATCTCAAGGAATATGTGCCCGGAGATTCTTTCGACGCTTATGGGTTCAAGGCCACGGACGGCTTTGTTGTCTCCACGGATGACTCGCGTGAGTCGCCGGAAACCCAGAGTGACGATGAGTCTGACTTCTGATGAAACTAGTTTTGTGGGTCGAACCTGTTCCGGCTAGCCGTCCGCGTGTTTCACGCAAGGGGTTTGCTTACTACAGCAAGTCCTACAACAAGTTTCGTCAAGCCGCTACGACAGCCCTTGGTGCCGTAAAAAAGCCCAAGGGTTGTCCAGTAGCGGGGCCCATTGCGGTGGTCGTGCATTTCTACTGCAAGAGGCCAAAGAACCCGAGCAATCCGTATCCAATCGGAGACATCGATAATCACCTGAAGTCCATCCTTGATGCGCTCAATGAATGGGCGTGGCATGACGATGTGCAGATTGTGACTATCGAAGCCACCAAGCGATACAGCGACTCGCCCCGAATCGAAGTCGAATGGAAGGAATGTCAGATTGAACCAGAACGAGTCAGAGTTCGTCCAACATGAGCCGTGCCCTGCGTGTGGCTCAAAGGACAACCTAGCCCGGTATAGTGACGGCCACGGCTATTGCTTTGGCTGTCGGCACTACGAAGCAGCAACTGGAGAGGTCAAGACTTCTCCAATGAAAGGAAAGGAATCCATGATTGATATCGAATTTGCCCCGCTGAAGAAGCGAGGGATCAACGAAGAGACTTGCAAGTTCTGGTCCTATGGGACTGGCGAGTACTCCGGTCAGCCCGTACAGATCGCTCAGTACATCAAGGATGGCAATGTTATCGCGCAGAAACTGCGGTTCCCCTCCAAGGACTTCCTGATCCTTGGGGATACCAAGAGCCTGCCGCTGTACGGATCTCACCTGTGGCGTGACGGCGGCAAGATGGTCACGATCACGGAGGGCGAGGTGGATGCTCTCACGGTGTCGCAACTGTTCGGCAACAAGTGGCCCGTAGTGTCGGTTCCCAACGGAGCCCAAGGTGCCCTCAAGGCATTCCAGAACAACTTGGAATGGCTGGAAAAGTTTGAATCGGTTGTGATCCTGTTCGATGATGACGAGCCGGGTCGCAAGGCTGCGCGTGAGTGCGCCATGGTTCTGACCCCCGGCAAGGCCAAGATCGGAACCATCGTCGGCTTCAAGGATGCCAACGAGGCTCTGCAACAGGGAGAGGGCAAGCGGGTCATTGATGCCATCTGGGGAGCCAAGGCTTACCGTCCTGACGGTGTAGTCCTTGGGTCTGACCTGTGGGATACGGTCCTGCAAGAGGACATCAATGAATCTACGCCCTACCCATGGACTGGACTGAATGACAAGTTGTTGGGCATCCGCCGGGGGGAACTGGTTGTGGTCACCTCTGGTACGGGCATCGGCAAGTCATCGGTGTGCCGCGAGATGGTTGCCCACTTGGTCCGAGCAGGCAAGAAGGTTGGCCTGATGATGCTTGAGGAAAGCGTCAAGCGCACCGCCCGTAACCTGATGGGCATTCACCTGAACACACCTCCCTACTTCTGGGTGGACCGTGGAATCACGGAGGAACAGAAGAGGGAGGCTTTTGACGCTACGGTTGCCAAGGTGGTCTTGTTTGATCACTTCGGATCCGTTGACCCAGAGAACCTGTTGGCCCGGATGCGCTACATGACCAAGGCTCTGGGATGCGAGTATGTTTTCCTTGATCACTTGAGCATCGTGGTGTCTGGTCTTGGTGAGGGCGATGAGCGCAGGCTGATCGACAATGCCATGACCTCCCTGCGGTCGTTGGTTGAGGAGACTCAATGCGCCCTGTTTGTGGTCAGCCATCTGCGCCGTCCGGATGGGGACCGTGGGCACGAAGAAGGAGCGACCACCAGTCTGGCCCAGTTGCGCGGCTCCCACGCCATTGCTCAACTGGCGGATGCGGTGATCGGTCTTGAGCGTAACCAACAGGGTGAGAACCCGAATGAACTGGTGATGCGTGTTCTCAAGAACCGATTCACGGGTGACACGGGTATTGCAGGAGCCCTGAGATATTTCAAGGAATCAGGACGGCTGGCCGAATTTGAACTTCAAGACGAAGAAGGAGACATCTAATGAGCGGCGATCCAGCAAGCATTGAAGCGTGGCAGGAAGAAGAAAAAGGCGACCTTGTGGCCCGTCTTCGTGTCATCAACCACCACACGAAGAAACTCGCAGAAAACGAAGGGCTGCATTATGTTCACCGTGAAGCCTTCACCCGATGCGAGGACCTAACTTGGGAAGCAGCCAATGAGATCGAACGGCTGCATAAAAAACTTCTTGCAGAGGAGAACGCTTACGACATCCTGCGGCTTGAGAACGAGCATCTCCAAACCGACCGTAACAACCTTGCTCTAAGCCTCAAGGAACTTGAAGATAAGTGCAAGCGTCTGGAAATAGAACTTGGGCGGTACAAGCGAATGTATTGCCGAGCAGTTTGCAAGGATGTGTACGCATCAGGAGCCAAGTGGCGTATCAGGCCCAACCCATTCCGAGATGATGGTGTGTTCATTGAGGAAGACTGTGAGCCGGGGAAGCAGCAGACTTACTTTGCATTCCCGCACCAGTTTGCCCATGATGATGCTGAAGAGATTGTTTTCTTATTGAACAGGGCAGCCGAAGATCGAAAGGAGAAGAACAATGAGCGATGAAGAAATTGAAATCATCCTCAAGGACTTAGAACACGGAGTCTTGATTCGGGATTATCTGTGGCACGATCCGATCAAGATCAAGGCTGCTGAACTAATCCGAAGTTTGCTCAAGCAAGTTTCAGATCTCAATAAGCGCATTGAGCGACTGGAGGATGACTGTGGCTAATCCACGACGGCTCACAGAAACTCAGGTGGCTGAGGTCATCAAGTTGTCACGGGAAGGTGTCCCGGGCGTTCAGATTGCACGGATGTTCGATGTCAGCCCCCAACTGATCTCGTTCGTCCGCAAGCAAGGGTACAAGCCTGTATACACAAACCGAGATACTCCTCAAGTAATTGGAGAGCCAACTTGGGCTTGGATTGCAGAGCAATACAACTTGAAGAACCCGGACGATCCCATTACCATGGACACAGCACACCGGACTCACGAAACAGCCATACGAAAACTCAGGGCATACTTTGCCCAACGCGGTCTACAAAAACACGATCTGATTTGAAAGGAGAACACAATGCGGGTCACATTCGATATCGAAACCAACGACATCCACGACTGGCTCAACCTGAGCGACATGAAGACAATCCTGTGCTTCGTGGTTCAGGTAGACGATCAAGAGCCTCAGTCTCTGAACCCCAAGGATGCCATCAAGGTCCTGATGCAGGCTGACACCATCGTCGGCCACAACATCTTGGGCTTTGATATCCCGGCTATTCAGCGGCTGTATCCAGAGTTCAAGCCTGCACAGGCCAGTATCTGTGATACACTTGTGCTTGCACGGCTATTTCATCCCGATCAACGGGAGAAGGACTTTGGCCTTCCGGAGATGCCCAAGGAACTGGTGGGATCCCACAGCCTCAAGGCTTGGGGATACCGCTTGGGCATCTCCAAGGCTGAAGCCCCGGCATTCGATAGGGTCACGGATGACCTTATTGAATACTGCAAGCAGGATGTCCGTGTCACCAACACGCTGTACAAGCACCTGATGAACAACAAGGCTTGGGTTGGGGCTGAGGATGCCCGGGCTCTTGAGCGTGACTTTGCCATCGTCATCAAGCAGCAGGAGCGTTACGGATTCCCGTTCAATGTCGAGGCTGCTCAGACATTGCACTCGACCCTCCGTGGTCGCCTGTTGGAACTGGAAGCCAAGATGCAACAGGTCTTCCCGCCCAAGGTGATCCCCCGGGTCAGCGAGAAGACTGGGAAGCCCCTGAAGTCCAAGACCGAGATCTTCAACCCGGGTAGCCGGGTACAGATCGCTGAACGGCTCAAGGAGCGGTACAAGTGGGAGCCCAAGGAGTTCACTCCTGATGGTCGCCCCCGGGTAGACGAATCTGTCCTAGCGTCGTTGGACTACCCCGAGGCTGCTGTTCTTGCTGAGTACCTGAACACCGTCAAGCGGCTTGGTCAGTTGGCTGATGGTGATGAGGCTTGGATGAAGGTCGTTGGTTCTGATGGCCGGATCCATGGCCGTGTGAACACCAACGGAGCAATCACCGGGCGATGCACCCACAGCCGTCCCAACATGGCTCAAGTTCCCGCCGAGCCTGCATACCGTAGCCTGTTCTATGCAGGAGCGGGGCGCAAGATGGTCGGGGCTGATGCCTCTGGTCTGGAACTGCGGTGCCTTGCTCATTTCCTTGGCAAGTTCGACAAGGGTGTCTATGCCAAGCAGATCCTTGAGGGAGATATCCATTGGGCCAACTCCAAGGCTTTCGGCCTGACCACCGATACCTTCGACGCTTCTAACCCGGAACACAAGAAGATCCGTAACCAAGCCAAGGGTGCGATCTACGCCCTGATCTATGGTGCCGGAGATGAGAAACTGGGGTTCGTCCTAGGGGGCGACAAGAAGCGTGGCCGCAAAGCCCGGGACAACTTCATTGCACGGGTTCCGGCCTATGGCCTACTCAGGGACTATGTGGCTTCCTCGCTGGCCTCCAAGTGCTATCTGCGGGGCTTGGATGGCCGTCCCCTGATGCCCCGGTCGGAACACGCAGCCCTGAACACCCTGCTCCAGTCGGCTGGTGCTGTGGTGATGAAGAGAGCCTGCGTCATTGCCCACAGCGAGTTTGCCTACAACAGGCTTGATGTCCATCAGGTGGCCTCCATCCATGATGAATATCAATTCAGTTCTCATCCTGACTGTGCCGAGATGGTCGGTAAGATTGTCGTACAGGCCATTACACAGGCCGGAGAGGACTTCAAGTTCCGATGCAGACTGGATGGCGAGTACCGCGTGGGGGACAACTGGGCCGAAACACATTGAACGCCTTTGCCGCAGGCTTGCTTGACGGCGAGGGATGCGTTCGGTGGAACAACTGCCCATGTGTCGAGGTCACTAATAAGCACTTCGGGGTTCTCGCCCTGATGCGCTCCAAGTGGGGTGGAAACATCCGAGAGAAAGATGACGAGGTGTTTGTCTGGACTCTCTACGGTGAAAAGGCCCTGAAGTATCTACGACAGGTAGCCCGGTATTCCGTGATCAAGTACCCACAGATTGTTGCTCTGTTCTCAGCCCACCAAGCCAAAGACCGTAACATCCGTTCTTACTACATCAAAACTCTTAAGAGGCTCAAGAATGTCTACTCCGATTGAATTTATGTCTACTGGCGAAATCTTGAAGGAACTGAAGAATCGCCATGATGAGATGATCTTTGTTGGCTACCAGTCCAAGACCAAGGATGAGGACTCATATACCGTGATTGCCAAGGGCACGATGCACGGCACCCTTGGTCTGATTGAGTTCATCCGTCAGGCGGCAGAAAGTGTGGACCCATCAGAATGAAACGGTTCCAACATATGTTCGTGGATGGCGACATCCTGATCTACTCCGTCTGCTCTGCTACGGAATATGTCGCCCGGTTCGATGACGATACCGATGTGGTCTTCAGCAACACCAAGGAAGCCCTAGCCATCTGCGAGGAAACCTTGGAGTCGTGGAAGAAGAAGACCAATTCAAGCGGTTGCATCGTTGCCTTCACGGGCCCGGACAACTTCCGCAAGGAGATCTTCCCTCAGTACAAGGCCCACCGTAAGGCTGTCCGAAAGCCCTGTGGCTACAAGGCGGTCAAGGAGATGCTGGCCGAAAAGTACGATGTGATGGTCGAGCCCAAACTGGAGGGCGACGATGTCCTTGGCCTGTTGGCTACATCGCCTGAACTTCAGGGCTGCATTGTGTCGGCTGACAAGGACCTTGAGGGTATCCCCGGGTGGCTGTTCAATCCTGACAAGGACGAGGAACCGCGACCAATCTCCAAGGAGCAGGCTGACCGCTTCTGGCTTACTCAGATTCTGACCGGGGATAAGACCGATGGGTACCCGGGTCTGGAGGGGGTGGGCCCGGTGACTGCCAACAAGATCCTGAAGAAGGGTACTTGGGAGGAAGTCTTGGAGGCTTATACTAATGCAGGCTTCAATGAAGAGTATGCCCTGACGCAGGCCCGATGTGCCCGTATCCTGCGCCATGGCGAGTATCGATGGGTCGCACAGGAGATTCACCTATGGAAACCATGAA